CGCCAACGCCCCGAGCGTTTTGACGCATTCGTCCAAGTCTCGAATTCAGGACTTATCGCCCGCTCTCGCAACATCCTCGTCAAGAATTACCTCGCGCAGACTGACGCGCCTTGGCTTCTGATGATGGACGCAGATGAGCGCCTCACGGTTCCCAACTTCGACAAGCTGATTGACACCGCTCACGACAAGGAGCGTCCAGTTGTCTCAGCTCTTGTCTTCGCCGCATTTTTCAATGACGATGACCATCTTCGTCCGATACCGACCATCTACAACGAAATCGAAGGTCGTGGATTGGTCCCGCTTGACGATTATCCCGAGGATTCAGTCATCAAAATTGACGCATCGGGTACTGGTTGCCTTTTGATTCACCGAAGCGTGTTGCTGAAATTGCAAGAAGAAACGACAGCCCATCAAGGCAAGGATTGGGCATGGTTCGTCGATGGAGCTATCAACGGTCAATGGTTCGGCGAGGATTTACTATTCTCCAAGCGCCTTGCATCGTTAGGAATTCCACTGCACTGCAACACTGGCGCAATCTTGGCCCACAAAAAATATTTTTGGCTCGATAACCGCCACCACTTACCATTTCGCGAACAGGCGCTCAACCCCGAGAAGTAAAGGATTAGATCAGCGTTTCCCCCTGACGTTGATCTAATCCCCCAACAATTAAGGAGAAACCGTGACGACACAGTATCCCAACGGAATTGACACATTCGTCAACCCACAGGCAACGGATACTCTCGATTCGTCTACCGTTCCCCACGCAACGGAGCACGCTAATGCGAATGACTCGATCCATGCGATTGAAACGGAACTCGGAACGAATCCGAAAGGTTCCAAGGCATCGGTTAGAGCACGTCTTGACGCTGTTGACAGCACAATATCTACGATTTCCCTCACGACTGGACCGACTGGTCCAACAGGCCCCACAGGTGCAGCTTCAACAGTCACCGGACCCACAGGACCAACAGGACCCACAGGCGCCGCTTCAACCGTAACTGGACCGACTGGCGCAACTGGCGCGACTGGACCAACAGGCCCGACTGGTGCCACTGGCGCAGCTTCTACAGTGACAGGACCGACCGGAGCCACTGGCCCCGCTGGTGCTGTTGGTGCGACTGGACCCACTGGTCCTGCTGGCGCTAACGGTGCGGCTGGTTCGACTGGCCCAACTGGTCCGACTGGCGCAACTGGTCCGACTGGTCCGATTGGCGATAAGTATCAAACTTCATCGACAACATCGGTCACACTTCCAGTCAGCGGATCACAGACCATCACCATCGCCACAGGCCTTCAATACTCCGTGCAACAGTCCGTCATCGTTGCTAATACGACATCGGCATATTTCATCGGTGACGTTGTCAGCTATAACTCGGCAACTGGCGCACTTGTTCTAACTGTCACTAAGACCGTCGGCACTGGCACATTCACATCATGGACAGTCAACCTCGATGGTGCTGTCGGTGCTATCGGTGCCACTGGCCCAACTGGACCAACGGGCGCAGCTTCAACTGTTACCGGACCAACTGGCCCAGCGGGTGCGATTGGCGCAACAGGACCAACTGGTCCAGCGGGTGCAGCTTCAACTGTCACTGGACCGACGGGTGCGACTGGACCGACGGGTGCGACTGGACCGACGGGTGCGACTGGTGCGGCTTCGACTGTCACTGGCCCGACGGGTCCGACGGGTGCGACGGGTTCAGCTTCAACGGTGACTGGTCCTACGGGACCGACGGGACCAACGGGCGCAGCTTCAACCGTTACTGGACCAACGGGACCAACGGGCGCTGGATATTCTGGCGTCGCTTCTCTCACTTCGATCACGATTGCAACTGGATCTCAGACCTTCACGCTTGCTGGCTCATATCAAGGCGCTTATATCGTCGGTCAGCGAATCCGCGCCATTTATCCAGTATCGCCAACGAATTACATGGAAGGCGTCATCACTTCCATCAACACAACGACCTTGGTTCTCAATGTCGACACCATCGGCGGGTCGGGAACGCTGGCAATCTGGAATTTCGCCGTTGCTGGTCTAATCGGTGCCACTGGACCGACGGGACCAACGGGCGCAGCTTCAACTGTCACTGGCCCAACTGGTGCCACTGGACCGACGGGTCCAACGGGTGCAGCCTCAACTGTCACCGGACCGACGGGACCCACTGGTCCAACGGGTGCAGCTTCAACTGTCACCGGACCGACGGGACCGACTGGTGCGACTGGAACGGCGGGAGCTACTGGTCCAACAGGACCCACTGGTGCATCAGGCGCAACATTCATCGTCAATTACGTCGACGGTGGAGCATCCATTCCGAATGTAGACATTATTTACGACGCGAGTGCTAGTGGTAGCACAACAGCGTCATGGACTTATACAATCGACGCTGGCGCTTCAACGGTCAGCTTCTAAACTAGGAGAAAACACATGACAACACGTCTTCAACAACGCCGCGACACCGCAGCCAACTGGACATCGAACAATCCAACGCTGGCAACTGGTGAAATCGGTTACGAGACAGATACCGCCAAATTCAAGATTGGCAACGGATCAACAGCATGGACTTCCCTAGCGTATGCCTACGGCGCAGCTCCCGCTTTGACCTTTAACGCACAGACAGGCACTAGCTACACACTCCAAGCATCGGACGCTGGCGCTCTTGTGACCTTGTCTAACTCAGGCGCGATTACACTCACCGTCCCGCCATCAGTATTTACCGCGGGTCAAGTTATTGACATTCAACAGATTGCAGCTGGCCAAGTAACTCTCGCCGCTGGCTCTGGCGTCACCATTACCTCAACAGGCGCAACGGCCGCAGCTCCCAAGACTCGCGTTCAGTATTCAGGCGCTTCAATCGTCTGCACCGTTGGCGGCGCAACCCCTAGCTTCACCGTATTCGGAGACATCGCCTAAAATGCCAACACCCATTCTGATCAACGGAATCCTTGCATCAGGTATTTCTGGCCATCTCACTATTTCTGCCGACATTCTTGTTGTTGCGGGTGGTGGTGGCGGTAGTAACTCTGGCGCTGGCGCAGGTGGTGTGCTTGCGTTTTCTTCACAAGTTTTAGCTAATAACACATCAAGCATTGTAACTATTGGAGCCGGTGGTACTCCTTACGCTAGTGGCAGTAATTCACAATTCGCTTCATTAACTGCTTCTATTGGTGGTGGTGTTGGTGGCGCGCCTACTGGCGGTAATGGTGGTTCAGGTGGTGGTTCTAACGGAACTACTGCTGGCGGTTTAGGAACATCTGGCCAAGGTAATAATGGTGGTGGTTCGGGAATTGCTGGCGGTGGCGGTGGCGGTGGCGGAGCTGGATCTGCTGGTAGTCCTTATAGCGGTTCGGGTACTGGTGGTGCTGGCGGTAGCGGCGTAAATACTTACACCAACTGGGGCAGTCTTTCCGCAGCCTTAACCGCAACAGGATTGGGAGTTAGCGGTTATATTGCTGGCGGTGGTGGCGGCGTAGGAAGCACAGGTGGACCGGGTGGTTCAGGCGGTGGCGGTGTAGGCGGAGCTGGATCTGCTACTGCTGGTTCAGGCGTTGCAAATACTGGTTCAGGCGGTGGCGGTTCATCGGGTACTGCTGGTAACGGCGGTTCAGGACTTGTTATTGCTCGCTATGCTGGCGCACAAAAAGCAGTTGGTGGAACTGTATCCTCAGCAGGTGGTTATACCTACCATGCATTTACAGCGACATCTACTCTTTACACTGGCTTAAAAACGGCTAAGGCAACTGGTGGTTTGATTACTACCGACGGTACTTATATATACCACACCTTTACAGGCACGGCTACATTTACTCCATCACAAGCATTGACAGCAGATATTTTGGTTGTAGCAGGTGGTGGTGGAACTAGGGATGCCAACGGTTCAGGTGGTGGTGGAGCTGGTGGTGTTGTTTATAGTCCAGCTCAATCACTTGCCAACGGAACTGCTTACACTTGTACGGTAGGCGCTGGTGGTGCTGGATATGTTGGCGTTTTTTTTACAAGCTCTGGCGGCACTCAAGGAATTAACTCCAATGTTACTGGTGGATCGTTATCACTAACCGCAGCAGTCGGTGGCGGTTATGGTTCAGATGTTTCTGCGGGTGGTTCTGGTGGTTCTGGTGGTGGTGCTAACTCAGGTGGTGGAACTCCATCAAGCAATTCAGGTGGTGCTGGCACATCAGGTCAAGGTTATGCTGGCGGAAGTTCAACTATTCAAGCCGGCCAATATCCGGCTTCACCCGGTGGCGGCGGCGGCGGCGGCGCAGGATTTGCAGGTACAAATTCCCTAAATGGAACTCCAGGAGCCGGTGGAGCTGGAACATCATCCTATTCATCATGGGGTGCGGCTACTGGTTACGGTCAAAATGTTTCTGGTACTTATTATTTTGCTGGTGGCGGCGGTGGCGGTTGGGATTATCGCGCTAGTAGTGGCCCTGCTGCAGGCGGTAACGGTGGTGGCGGTGCAGGTGGTACAAGAACAGGCGCAAGCGGTACTGCAAATACAGGCGGCGGTGGCGGTGGAACTGGTTATGACGGAAGCGTAAGCGGAACTTATAGCTCAGGTTTTGGCGGTTCAGGCATTATCATTATCCGCTACGCAGCATAATCAAACAAGGGGGCAACATGAAATCAGTTAAAGAAACACCAGTCAGCAAGGTCTACACATTCGCGGTGGATATGGTTATCCAGATTTTCGCCGAAGATGAAACTCAGGCTCGAGCTAAACTCGACAAAGAAGGCGGATATATAACTGCCCGCGACATCGAGCTTCTTGATACAACAACCGTTCCAAACTTGAAGGATAAAAAATAGATGGCACACTTCGCTGAAATTGACGCAAACAACATCGTGACTCGCGTTCTTGTCGTGGACGATTTACATCAAGCAGACGGCCAGAATTACCTCGCCAACGAACTTGGCTTGGGTGGCACTTGGATCCAAACTAGCTACAACACCATCGGCGGTGTTCACACCAATGGCGGCACTCCGTTAAACAAGAATTATGCCGGCATCGGCTACACATGGGACGGCACCGGATTCCACGCGCCTCAGCCATTTCCATCATGGAAGCTGAACGCCGACTCGTATCTCTGGGAAGCGCCAACACCAATGCCAACAGACGGCAAGCTCTACCAATGGGTCGAGGCTGACCTTAACTGGCAGCTAATCCCAGACGCACCAACAGCGTAATCGCCATCAGGGGGCATCGTTGAAAATCGCCGTCTATACCATCGCTCTGAACGAAGCCCAATTCGTCGAGCGTTGGTATCAGTCGGCGCGTGAAGCG